GGGTCTGTCCCCCCGCCTTGTGACGTGGCCCCCCCATTTTTCTCAGGAAAAAAAAAAAACCCCGTCGAATCGGTCTTTGATAAGTTCTCTCAAGATGTCGTTCAAGTCTCCGCTCACCGTCAGGTGGTCCTCTCCCTCCGGCGGTTCTATGATTTTTTGCTTTAACAGTCCTCTCCACGTTGTGCCGCACCACACAATTTCTTGCGTTTTGGTCATCACTTCGAGGCTGTTTAGGATTCCGCCGTATTCTGTTCCCGGTACAAAAATGCGATTTCCGTACCAGTACCATTCTTTTGCCCACTCTTCCTGCGGTAAGCGGATTTCAAAGTCGTCCGTATCTCCAAGATCCATGTCGATCGCAACGCTCTGATCTAAAAATCCCAGCTCTTCTCCGTTTTTTCGGGCAATGATAAATTCCAGTGGGAATAGGTCTGCGTTTCGCACGATCAAGTCTCGTGTCTCTTCTGTTACTCCGCCATTATCCCCAGTCGCGGTAATCATTACCGGGTAAACCGCTTCTTTCGCTTTCGTTGTCGGCGCGTTTAGTTTTCCTTGGTAGCGATTTTCTCCGATTTCCGGTAAATTCTGCGTATTCCCGTTTAGCGCTGCTTCCACCCGCTCCATCTTGGTTCGCTCCTTTCCTCGTAGATCGTTAAGTCCCAGTCGAATTTACCCGACCACACAACTTTTTGTCGTCCGGGCGGGATCTTCTTGAAAAATGTCTCTCCCTTTTCCCTGTTATGAAACGCGTTAACTTTTTCTCCGTTTTTTGACACTTTCGTAACGGTCCTCGTGCGGCTGTCTATCTCCAACCGCTCTCCTTGCTCTAAAACAATGTTGACCAAATAGCTTTTATCTCCGATGATGACTTGAGGGTTTGCAACCGGTCCGTAAATTACAAGTGTAAAATTTACGTCTGTAAAATGAGGGTTTTGGATGTATGTGTTATTCATGCCATTTGCGTAGCGGCATGGGTAACGCCCGGGGTAGCGTTTATTGTCTGAAGACGATACACCGTAACTGTGAAATGTGTACGGGTTTTCTTTTGTCCATATCGGGCGCGGACAATACAATTTTATTTTATTCTGTGAATAATAGACTGCTATATCCGACGTTTCTGTCTCAGATGATGTTACAAACCCTTCTATGTAATAATCTCCAAAATAAATTGTTCCCGGTCTTTTCAGCAAAACATCCGTTTCAAACGCGTCCTGTATTTCATCCAAGAAGGTTTTTCGGTCTTCAAGTGTTCCTCTAATCGTGAAAGTAATTTCGTACTCCGCCGCGTCTTTCTCAAAACCTTGTACAGCTTCTCCTATTTTTCTTTTACTCGTTTCCGGCTTCCATGTATGTTTGTGGAAATTTCCGCTCGTTGCTCTCATTCTCGCATCGTAAAATTTGTATTCTTTCCCTTCCGAATTGATATATCGTATCATTTTGTCTTACCTTTACGCTTCTGCTAAAGCTCTTCCTAATTCTCGTCTGTCTAAAAACATTGTAACTTCTTGTTTTTTCCCCGCTATGGCGATTAATATTTTCTCGATCGCGTCTAGTGTCTCCTCGATTTCACGCCGCCCGTTTTCGTTCCCTGTTTTTTCGATTTTTGCCGTGTATGATAAATCTGTAACCAATGGATCATACGCAGCTTTTTTTATAAAGTCCGTGGAGTCTGTCACTAATTTTGCATCACCCGAAATTCCGTTTGCAATTCCTTGATCGATCATTCTTCCTACATATTCGCCCCACCGCGATGGCGAATGGATTCCGAAGAAGTCAAGAATCTTGTCTTTAAAGTCTCCTAAGGCGCTTTTTACTGCATCCCACAGTGCACCGGCTGCGTTTGCTAATCCATTCGCGATTCCTTTTATGATGTTTAATCCGATTTCTCCCCAATCTACGGATGTAAACTCATTTTTTATGTTGGTTATAATCGTCGGAATTTGTGCGATCAAATTCGGGATCGCTCGTATAAGTCCCGCGGCTAATTTCCCGATGATTTCGATTCCGCTTTGCAGCACTGACGGCAGATTCCTTCCTATCGCCGCTACATATTGCATGATTGCGCTTCCTGCTGCCGATGCAATCTGCGGCAAATTCGTTATAATACCGTTGACAAGATTTAAAATAAGCTCCGCTCCCTTTTGCATTATCGTCGGAAGCATCGACTGCATTCCGCTAACAAAACTTACTATTGCTTCGCCTGCCATCGTAATTAATTGTGGGAGCGATTCTAGTATTCCATTCGCAATTTTCGTCACCATCTCGACGCCTTTGTTTAAGAATTCCGGTAATTTCTCCGATATTCCCGTCATGATCGTGTCTACTATATTTGTATCTGTTCCCAGTGTTTCAACCGCCGCTGTCTCCAATCCCGTTTTTAATCCCGTTATCAGATTTTGTGCAACAAGCAGCCAATCCATTGTTAAAATCGCATTTGCAAAAGATGCTACCAAGTTCAGCGCCGCCTCCGCAAGGTACGGAAGCGCTGTTATAATTCCTGTTACAAGCGACGTCACAAACGAAACTCCTGATTCTAATATTTGATCGCTGTTTTCTGCGATCATGTTCAGCCCTGCCGCCGCAAAATCCTTTCCGAGCAAATCAGGAATTGACGCCAGCACATTTCCGATCATCGGTATTAAGTTACCCGTCAAAAATGTAGCGACCGTTTCTCCTACCTGTTTTAATTCGTCCGTGATATCCTCTCCGATAGCGATATTTCCAAGTAGATTGTTAAACGCCGCTTTCATGGATGCCAAAGACCCCGACAGTGTTGTTTCCGCTTCTTTCGCCGTTGTTCCTGTAATTCCAAGTTCTCCTTGTATTACATGAATCGCCGAGTATACGTCTGATAAATTATTGATATCATACTTTACTCCTGTAATTTTTTCCGCATCCGCAAGCAGCCGCTCCATTTCCGTTTTTGTGCCGCCGTATCCTAGTTTTAGGTTGTCCAGCATTGTGTAGTTTTGCTTTGCAAAGCCTTGATATGCGTTTTTGATATCCTCCATGTTCGATCCCATTTTGTTCATGTTATCGGACATGTCTGTCATTGCCATATCTGCCACATCTGCCGCTTTAGCTGTATCATTTCCTAAACTTTGTAACAGACTCGCGGAGAAGCTTGTTGTTAACTGCATGTATTCGTTTGCGCTCATCCCAGCCGTCTTGTAGGCGTTCGCAGCGTTTTGTTTTACTTTCTCTGCACTGTCTTTAAATAGTGTTTCAATTCCGCCTATGCTTTGCTCTAGTTCTGCACCTTCGCTGATTGACGCAGAAATGGCTTTTCCGATCCCCGCCGCGATTACAGCGACTTTGATCGCTCCGCCGATTCTGCCTCCGAGCGATTTTCCTGCCGCATCCGTTTCTCCGCCTACTTCGTTTTGCAGCATTCCGCCTATCCCTTTTGCGGACGGTATAATTTGCACATACGCCTTCGCAAGTTCTGTCTTTTCCACTATTTCACCCCTTTTCTGTCAGCCGTTTCCATTCTTTCTCAAACTCTTCCCCAGTTTCAAACGATATGATTTTTCGTTCTTCTTCGCCAAGTAGTCTCGGTAATATCGTTTTGGGTCTGTTTCTTCCTTTACGCGCATCTTCTGTTTGCATCCATGTCAGCAATTTTGTATGATCTGCGATAGATGCCAATAGCATATCTTCCAGCGTAACTTTAACGCCTGCCAATTTCATTTTTATTCTCGCGTTTTCTTTTAAACCTTTTGCATATATCGCCGCCATTTTACACGGTATCTCTTTATAGTTATAAATCCGATACGTTTCCGCAAAATCGCATACGAGCGCCTCCTCGTCTGTGTTTAGCATACAAACGAGGATCAAGAGTTTTTTCCCTCTTGGTTTCCTCTTAAAATCTCCCCGATTTCATCAAACATTCGTTTTATCGACACTCTTCCCGCTTCGTCTCTCACATGTTCTTTTAATTGTTCCTTTTGTTCTGGTCCAATGATTTTTTCTATTGCGTCTACTACCAGACTTGTGTTTCCTTTGTCTATTTCCCGTAATTCTTCAAGCAGTTCGTAATCGTCTAATGCTTCTTCTTGTACTGTATAGTCAAACCCGCTTTTTGTTGTTCCTTTAATCATTTTTCATTACCTCCGATCCTGCTTTTTTAATATATTCGTAGTGTGTATTTCCCGTCTTGTCTGCGACTGCTGCGATTGTCAATTCGTATCCCGTTGCCTCGTTGTCTTTGTATACAATATCCCCTAGCTCTGAGATGCTTGCTTGCGGAATTACAATTCTTTTCACCGCTCCTTTTAGTATCATGTCAAATACCCAAGATACTTGTTCTGTCTCACTGTTGTTTGCTTTAATTGTTATTCCGTCTTCTATCGTTCCCGTTACGTTGTTTTCCCCGTACACTGTTTTTAATACATCTACATTCAGCACTTCCAAGAGCTTTAATTTAAACGTATCTGCTTTGCTTGCCTGCATGTTCAGCACTGTATCTCCGCCCCATGCCTTTTGTTCTTCCGTTTCCGGGCTGTTTGTGTTTGTTATCCCATCGTCAGAGCAATATCCAAGTCCCTTAAAAGCCGCGTTAAGTTGTGTCGTTACATCTTTCGGCAGCTCTGTTCCAATCGGCGCTACGAAGACTGCTCCTCCTATTTTGGGTTTTCCTGCACTTACATTGTTCACATCTGACATTTTTCTTTCTCCTTTCAGTAGTACGCTATGTTAAATACAGCTTGATATCTGTATTTTTTTCTTTTTGTATCCGTGTAATTGTAGTCACTGTTTAGTTCGCACCTGCAAACGTCATCTCTTTCTACGATTCGTTTCATTGCTTTCTTTACTTCTTCGTTTAATTCAGCCGCGGAGTAGAGCGGTGTAGAAAAAGACTGGATTGCCAGCGTTGCGTGTTTAATATAATCCGCTTCGCTTCCTCCAGTCTTTTCGATCAAGATATATTTCTTTTCCTCGTTTTCCTCTTCCATTAACACCGGTACGTCCAGAATCGTTTTTAGGTGTTCTCTTACGATTTCTTCGATCATTTTCCCACCGCCTTTAATAAGCTGTTGTTTCCGTCGTCTCCTGTTACTTCCGCAACCGCCCTTGTTTGCGCTACATATGTCTCGACTGTTCCGCCGGATGCTCCGGCAATTTGTTCCGCGTGTTTTTGTATGTTTGCGCGCATCTCTTCCGATCGCAATAGTGCTGTGATTCCTTTTCTGTTCAAAACAATTTTTACTTTCTTACCCATATCGCTCTACCATCCACTTTTGATTCCATTCCAGCGGTATATTGTGTTCAATCCCCTGCTGTGGAAGCCCTATCACTTTCCAAGTTTCTCCGAAAAATTCTACTTTGTTGTCTTCCCACACGTGTTCATCCCCTTTGGGTATTGCGATCGTGTAGACTGCCTTTTTCCCTGTTAAGTTCAGCGTATCCAAAATTTCTGATGTGTTCGTGGGGGCTACAAGTACATTTTTGACTTTTATCGGCGTTTCTTTGTAGATCGGCTTTCCGAAGGCGTCTTCGTTTATTTTTTCTTTTTCATAGAGCGTTACTGTGATCCCTTTTATCATCGTCATATAGATCGATCACTCCTATTCTTTGTCGCTTTAGTCCGAGCCTTGCTAACTCACTTTTTTTAATAAATAAGCCTCCTCCCGGTACTAAGTATGTCCCCGAAACAGAATAGCCCAGAGCCGATTCCGACCGCTGCGTCATCGGCTCTGTGTCCGTTGACGTCATAAGTGTGCGCGCTACCACATCTACAACTACAGACTTTGCAACATTTTCTAAATATGGTTTTTCTTCTATCATTCGATCAAGGTTTTTCCCTACCTTATCGGCTTCCATTCTCAAGCTATCCTCTACTATTGGCAGTAAGTTTTTTGCGCGCTCTTTTTCGTCTTCCGTCAGCGATCTCCACAGTTTTTCAACGTCTTCAATCTTAGCAAAGTTATTCATCTTTTTTCACCGTCTTTCTCTTTTTAGGGGCGGATCTGGGCGGCTTTTCCGCCTCCCAGTCTCCGCCCTTCAGTTCGCACTGTGTTTCGATCACATTCCCTGTCCGTTTTTTTTTTTATATCAAATTTTTTTTTCCCCCCCCCCCAAAAAATTCCCGCACAAAAA